TAGAAGATGCAGGACTTGCAGAGCTAAACATCTTGGATGGTGTTGGTGTAGAAAAGTTTGCTGAACATGCTTTTAACAAAGCACAAGAACTTGTAAGCGAAATGAGCAACGGACGTTGTTGGGTTGTTAGCTGTGAGTGTGCAGAGCATGGAGCAAACAGCGCAATCTATGAACAATAACTATGTAGCATGTTTAAAATGGGGAGATAAGTATTCTCCTGATTATGTAAATAGATTACATAGCATGGTTAGTAGGCATTGTACTATTGACCATGAATTTATTTGTTTTACAGAAAACACAACCGGGTTAAATAAAAATATAACAACAATGCCACTGCCAAAAATACGTACACAAGGCTGGTGGTTCAAGCCTATGTTTGTTGGTAATGAATTAGGATTGCGTGGAACACTTTTATTTTTAGATTTAGATGTAATAGTGTTTAACAACATTAATAAATTATTCAAGCACGATCCAGACAAGTTTTTAATTTGTAGAGATTTTAATCGTAGTATTAGACACAATTGGGATAGAATGAACAGCAGTGTGTTTAGAACTCCAATTGGAAAATATGATGCAAAATGGCAACATTTTAAAAACAACATTAATGCCGAAACAGCACGTTTTAAAGGCGACCAAGATTGGATGTTTCAACACATACGAGATCATCAGTTTTGGCCAGACGAATGGGTAATGAGCTACAAATGGGAAATGCGAGACAGACGTGATTTAGCTATAGATTCAAAAACACGCAAACGTAATTTTACAGTTGATGCACCTCCGAGGATAAAACCTAACACTAGCATTGCAGTGTTTCATGGAGATCCTAACCCAGGAGATGCAAATGACAGTTGGGTAAAGGAACATTGGCAATGACAACAACTAACATTTATGTAGTACATACCTACAATAAAACTAAACAACAATCAAACTATAGATATCACGGAGTTTATAGCAGTAAAGAACTTGCTGATGCTGCGGGTAAAGAATACTGCGAAACATGGGGCGAAGATACACTATGTCATACAGTAAATATAAGTGCATTGGATGATATCATTAATGGTGTACACAAGAGTGAGCTTTAGGTGTTGACAACTGCTACACTCTGTAGTATAGTTATAGCATGATTAGAACTTATATGATGTATGCAGGTCTTACTTTTCTCGGCTACGAGTACGGCGAGACCGAAGAAGCAGTGGTTTTTAGGACTGTGGGCAAGTTTGGTCCTCCTCAAAACTGGAACGAAACAGAATACAAGGCACAACTTATCAAGGTGCCAGAACTGGAAAAGGTATGAACGATTTGAAATTTACAACATGCGGTGATTATCTTGCTGATCAGCAAGTGACCAAGCGCATTGGCTTTGCCTGTAAATATCTACACTACAAACAGAATCAACCTAAGAAACTGCTAGAAGAACTACAACGTCCACTTACTGAACGCAGTACTACAGTAGCATGGCTAAATAGACAAACAAGAGATGTTGCTGAAGAACGCATGTGGGACATTATGGTACACAATGCAGCGGCAGCTAAGAGGTTAGTAGAGTATGTGGGAAGCCTTCCTCCAGAACTTAGAATGGTCCGACTGGGTAGTAATCAACTTCCTTGTTATACCCAGCGTGACTGGAGTTATTTTTGGCAGCGTCCTGACGTTATTGCATATGGTGAAAGAGAATATGCAAAAGTCGGTGAAGCGGCAAGAGCCCTTGATGTGCGACTATCGATGCATCCAGGACAATTCTGCGTACTCGCAAGTGACAATGACGAAATAGTAGAACGGAGCATAGAAGAATTTGAATATCACGCCACTCTCATACGGTGGATGGGCTACGGCAAGTCCTTCCAAGACTTCAAGAACAACGTACACATCAGCGGCCGCAAAGGTCCAGCCGGTATCCGCGACTCGCTTAAACGTCTCTCGCCAGAAGCAAGAAACACTATTACAATCGAAAACGACGAAAACAAATGGGGTCTCGAACACACGCTTGAGCTTGCAGACGATCTCGCTTTGGTGCTAGACATACATCACCATTGGTGCAATACTAGAGGAGAATATATTCAACCCGATGACGACAGAATTAATCGTATTATTGACAGCTGGCGTGGTGTTAGGCCTGCTATGCATTATAGTGTTAGCAGAGAAGATCTTCTTACCGGTCACTCAGAAACAGAAAAACCGGACTTTGCGGCGCTTGAAGAACAAGGATTCAAAAAAGGCAAACTAAGAGCACACAGTGATTATTGCTGGAACAGTGCTGTTAATGAATGGGCGCTGTCGCACTGGCAGTGGGCTGACATTATGGTAGAAGCTAAGATGAAGAACTTGGCTAGTGGACAACTGTACAGCATGACTGAAGAGTCAAAACAAATGGCAGCATAAATACAGCATGAACTTAGCAAAGATGTACGGAGCACAATCTCCGCAGACCATTACAAAAGATAAAAATCCTAACCGTGTACTTGGCGGCCTAAAAGGCGCAGGTGTTAATAGTTTTACAATGCTAGGTGAGGATGAGCAAGAAAAACAAATTCCAACATATGCTTATGTACAAGCATTGGAAGAAAAAATCAGGCGTTTAGAACAAACAATGCTTGAACAAGACAAACACATTAGGAAGATGAGAAATGATCAAAGAATGGATAGACAAACGGCTGAAAGAACGTTCAACCGTTGATGGAGTACTAATGGTTGCAGCAGGCGCCGCAATCATTATTTTTTCACCTTTAACTAAACTAATTGCTTACGGTGCTATTGCATATGGTGCATACACTATTTGGCGCAATTAAAGTTTACTAATAGGTATATTACTGCTGGCGCTCATGCTCCAAACTTGTTTGGCTGCTACGCCTCTTTGTTGTGCAAATACTTTAGCATCGCAGCTTTCGCATACGTGAAAGTAGTTGTTGTTTAATCGTTTAGGATCCATGCTTCCACGTGGACGAACAAACTCATTATCACAAGCATCGCATCGCAATACAACCATTGTTTTTTTACGGCAATAGTTGTGTTGCTTTCCAAGTTTACTACGGCGCATATGCCAAGTATCAATCAAATATTCTTTTATATACATAACTATATTTACATAAAGATTATAAAATACAACGATAAATATTAGAAAGGAACACTATGAGCATACTTACTTTAACATCAGCAGCAGAGAAACAAATCGATCTTCTAAGCGAAGAAAACGACTGCTATGGCATTACACTCAACATCAAGGGCGGCGGATGTGCTGGATTTGAATATGAATGGGGTACAGTTGCAACACCTGAAGATTTAGTAGCAGATGACGAAGTAGTAAAGACAGCAAACGGATGTGCGTTTGTAGTAGGAGCACATAGTTTAATGTTTTTAATTGGCACTGAAGTAGATTATGTAAAAAGTCTAGTTGGTGCTAACTTTGAGATTAACAATCCAAATGCGCAAAGTAGTTGTGGCTGCGGCGTAAGTGTTAATTTTGATATGGATAATTTAGTACCACAGTTTTAAAGGAAGTTTAAATGGCAAAAAAAGAAGTTGATATTGGTATCGAGGGCAATGACGGCACAGGCGATAGTATTCGCGAAAGTTTTCGTAAGGTAAATGATAATTTTACAGAACTATATGCTGTATTTGGTTTAGGCGGTAGTATATCGTTTAAAAATATTGACGACACTCCAGATAGTTATTTAGGTAATGCTGGTGGAATAGTAGCAGTCAACAGTACTGAAACTGGAATGGGCTTTTATAAGTACATCAGTGATGCGTTAGATAATGCAGATACACGTAGTGCAGGCAGAATCAACAACAGTGTTGTTGTAGAGTTTGACGATGTTGATCCATCAACTCCTGACCAAAGTGGAACAGTTAAGATTATTATCAATGATCCACATATTGAAAGAGATCCAGATCCACGTATTACTGCTCCGGCTGATTTCCAAGGGGTGCCTGCTTACAGTGTTTCATTAAACAACGACTTGCGTAATACCAGCGGTACTGGTGCTGATATAAACACATTAGTGACTGATTGGAATACAACACATACTACACAGCCATCTATTACAACTGAAAACATTATTCCTACTATTGGCTACAACAATGATTCGTATGTAAATCTTACTGGCGATACTATGACAGGTGCGCTAGAAGTTCCTGCGGGTGCAAGTGGAGCACAAGTTCCTCGCACAGAAGAAGTAATAACTAGAGCAGGCAGTGAAGTCAACAGACGTATGTTGGACACACTTTATTTGGCAGATCATCCTAATCCAATTGAAGGCTTTGGTACACCTAACGGTAAAGATGATTTGCAGGCTGTCACAAAACTTTATGTAGACACTCAAGGTTATAGTAGTGCAACCAATATCTATGTTGCAACCAACGGAAACGATGAGCAAACAAGTACTCCTGCAGGACAAGAAGGCAGAGCACCGCAGTACTCATATAAAACTATCAATGCTGCAATGCGCAGAGCAGAAGAGATTATTGATTCAACTCCGTTTGAACCTGGACCATATGTACAAACTGTGACTTATGACCAACAGTCTACTAACACAACAGTTAGTGCTAGGTCGGGTTATATAAGTTGGGCTGCTGGAGTTGAGACAACAGCAAGCACTCTAATAGATGATAATATAAACAGTTTACAAGAAGATGTGCAAGAATATGTTGCAACAAACTATCCAGATTTAACCTACGAGATTGATATTTGTAAAAGAGATGTTGATCTTATTGTCGATAGTGTCAGACTTGATGTGCTTGCAGGTGCAACTGTAAACTATTTGTCACGCTGGGCAGGACTAAGATATAATGCAAACCCAAGTGCTGTTAAAGCAAAAACTGTACAATTAGAGGCAACGGTAGCTAGTATTGCATTAGTTCGTACAACAGTGCTTGGCCTGTTAGATAGTGAGTTATCACTAAGTGCAGGCGATCCAGTGTACGATGCATATGCTGATAGATTTACAGAAGTCATTAGTATTCTAAACGGCACACCTGTAGCCCTATCTGGTACAGGTACTGGTTATACATTTGATTTTTTAAATGGTACATATGACAGTGTTGATCAAGGTGTTGAAGGCAATAGTGATCTTATCGAAGGTAAAATTATTGTTGGTAAGACAAGTGGTGCAAAAGGTATTATTACCAACTACACAAGATCTGCAACAGGTACAACAGATAGAATTACAGTAGATTTAGTAGAACCTATTTTGTTTGAACTAGACGAAGAATTAGAATTTGGTAATTTAACAAGAAACAACCAAGTCACTGTACGTGTTGAGAGTGGAATCTATAATGAACACATGCCTATTAAACTTCCTGAAAATGTAAGTATTAAAGGCGACGAATTTAGACGAGTAGTTTTACGTCCAAAAGCAGGTGTATCACAAAGTAAGTGGGCAAATACTTATTTCTACAGAGATGCAGTAATTGATAACCTGCCTGCTGCTTATTCTCCTATTGAAACAATTGGAAGTATAAGTGCTGCTGATCCTTTAAGACAACAAGGTACTTACAATTTAGATAATGAACAATGGACAAGCAACGGTGACGGCGTTGAAGCTGAATTTACCGTAGTAGTAGATGGGTTTGGTGCAGTAAGTATTACAGCCACTAATTCAGGCGACGGCTTTATTGTAGGCGAAGTCATAACAATTAAAAATGATCAACTAGGAAGCGGCGCAGGTGCAGCTGATGTTTCCTTTACTATTACAGCTACTGGCGGTGGTACAACCTTTATACATCCTATCAACGGCAAAAACGGAAAATACGGATATCATTATGTGACAGACGCATCAAATGTTATTACTGTAGGCACAGATGCTGCTACCAATCCAGGTAAGTTTTCTCAAGCAGCTAGGTTGATTGAATTAAACAAAGATTTTATCATTGAAGAAACAATTGCTTACACAAATGTAAATTATCCTGCTCCAGGATTTATCTATAATGCAGATAAATGGCGTAGAGACTATGCATTAGTAATTGATGGAATACTAGCTGATTTGCGCACAGGCGGTAGAGAAAGTACTCTTACAAATCAAAAAGAATTTTTTACACGCACGGACACTGGACAGACTACTGAACGACTAGCAGTGACACAAAATTTAATTCCTATTATTGCTCATACGCTTACAAATGGCGATGTCAGTGCATATACACCTATAAGTGCAGAACCTGTTATAACAGATACAGATTACACACCAGAAACTGAAGCACAAACAAATGCTACAGCATTAGTAAATTGTATTGCATTTGCATTTGATGCTAGTTATAATCCTCCGTTGAACAACAACGAAATGGATGTTCTGCTGTGTAATGATGGTACAATTGTAAGAAACTTAACTGTACAAAGACATGGCGGCTTTATGATGGTACTTGATCCAGAAGGTCAAATCCTAACAAGATCGCCATATTGTCAAACAGGATCAAGCTTCTCGCAATCAAAAGGCACACGCAGAAACTTTGCAGGCGGCTTGTTTATTGACGGCTATGCTGGAAACATGCCAATTACAGTTGACACAGTAAATAGTGCATTTAATATTTCAGTAAGTTCGCCTGCAGGTGAAGGGTTGTTTATTAGAAAACCACCTACACCGTTTCCGTTCTTTTACGACGGCGCTCGTTATCAAGTTAATACAATTACAAACTACGATAAGTCAACAGGAACATGTACACTAGTTTTAGATGAAACAAGTAATGTTGCAGATCTTATAACTAGAGAAATTGATAGTATTACTAAAGGCAATCCAGGCATAATGACCTTTACAACTAATCATCCGTTCAGCGATGGTGATAGGCTTCAAATTAGTAATGTAAATGGCATGACACAAATCAACGGTGATACCGTTTTTGTAAAAACTACAGCTAATCCAAATGAAATTGAGTTGTACAATAATGTAGGTCTAACTGTTCCTACAAATACTCTCGGATATAGTACCTATACAGGTGGCGGTAATGCAGTGACACTTGCTGAAGGGCAAGGCTGGACAAGCGGCACAGGCGTTGATATCTTTGTACAAAGCGGCGGTAATAGATCAATGCTTGCAAACGACTTTACACAAATCAACGATTTAGGATTTGGTTGTCTTGCAATTAACAATGCGTTATCAGAACTTGTTAGTATGTTTACATACTACTGTCACACAGGTTATCTTGCAGCTGATGGTTCGCAGATACGTAGTATTGCTGGTAATAACAGTTATGGATTCTTTGGACTGGTTGCCGAAGGTGCAGATCCGGATGAAATAGCAACATCAGTAAATCTAGGTGCAAATATGGTATTCCCTGCTAAGACATTCAGAGCAGATGGATATTTAAATTTTGCAAGTGCAGTTCCAAGTGTAGGAACAGTAAGCAATGGTCAACAAATTGTGCAAGGTCTTATTGAAACAACTATTACCGGTATTACACAAGCGAGCCCTGCTGTGGTGACTACAAGTGCAGCTCATAATTTATCCGATGGCGACTTGATTACAATAAACGATGTAGTTGGAATGACTGAAGTAAACGGATTACAATATTATGTAGATGTACAATCACCGACAACATTTGATCTATACACAGATAGCGCACTATCGACTGCATATGATAGTACAACAAACACAGCATATAGCAGCGGCGGTGAAGGAGTTCGTGCAGCAAATGCTACGGCAACTGTTAGCTTCCAAGGCGAAGAAGATGGATCAGGTAATCCTACAAGAATTTATGTACATACAACTAGTGGTTCATTTAATACAACTAATAGATGTACAACTGCAACAAGTACAGACGTTGGTATTCCGACAGCAGTTGAAAACCTAGACACCGATGCCAAAGAAGGTTCGTTGTTTATGTATGCATACGACTTAGACGGCTTTCCAAATAATACAAGTGAAGTAGAAGTTTATCACGATGTGAATTTGTATCAACCTTACGAAATTACAAACGCAAGCGATGCAGGATTTACATTAAGCAGTTATGAAATTGATACTGCTACCGCAGTTGGTTTATCAGGAACGTATAGTGCAAACAATACAAAATTACAAATAAGTAAAATTCAACAAGGCGGCGGCACATATCAAGTTCGAATTGACGATCCTGGAACAGGTGCAACGATATCAGAAACTATTATCATACCTGGTAATTTGCTAGGTGGTGCTACACCGGCCAATGATGCTACAGTGACAATTACTGATGCAGACGGCGGATTAATAAATGCTGCAACCGTAAGTGGTACTCCAAGAGTTGACGATAGTACACCAATAAAAAGTGGTATTGTATATAGATTTAATTTTGGCACAGGACTAGAAGGAACTGCATCAAACGGCTTGCAGCAAGACACTTCACATGATACAAGTCTTGTTATAAGACACAAGCAAAACTTCTTACTTGATAACTTCCCAGGCGAAGATTTGCCAGTGCGTCCTAGTACAGCATTTCAGTTTGTAGACGACACAACAGATTTTACATATCGTACAATTGCATTTGGAGCAACCATAACAGATGGTGTGACAGTTGGCGCAGATCAAAAGATGGTGACCTTTGATTCAAACTTTAGATATATTGATCTTACTTTAGACAGAACTGGAGACGCACTACTAGATACCGAAAGTGCATTTTATACAGCGGCTACTATAAATCCAAACTATGTAGATATTATGTCATCGCCGACTCCGGCACTAAGTGGCACTATTACAATGGGTAATACAGCAGCAACAACAAGTACAGATGGTAGTAGATTCTTAGTAATCAGTCCTTTAGATACCACTGATGAAGAACGTATTCAAAACTATGATATGATCTTTACATGGGGCGGCAAGGTTCATCAAATTGTAGGCTATGCTGTATATGAATATCCAGCAGGTTCAGGAACAAGAGAAGTTGGTGTTATTGAAATTCAAGACCTAGCAGGAAGTGATGTTAACTTCCCTGCACTATCTGGAAGTGCATATGGTGGCCTTGCAGTAAGTTCAGTTATATCAGATGGGCTTGTACTCAAAGCAGGACTTGCAGAAGGCGAAGCAGCAGACATTACAGTGAACATTAGTACATGCCGTGCTACAGGACATGACATGCTTGATATTGGTACTGGTGGATTTAACACCAGCAACTATCCAGAACGTATTTACGGTGAACCGTTTGGTACAAGTGCAATTAGTACAAACGATGCTATTGACAGCGAAGGCTTTAATAGTTCTGCACAAGTACAAGAACGCAACAAAGGGCGTGTGTTTACTGTTATGACAGACCAAGACGGTTTCTTCCGTGTTGGTAGATTCTTTACAGTTGACCAAGGTACTGGTAGTGTCACATTTAATGCTGCACTTGTTCTAACAAACATTGACGGTATTGGATTCAAACGTGGTGTACGTGTAAACGAGTTCTCAAACGATGCTACATTTACAGATGCAAAAGGCGATGCAGTACCTACACAAACAGCAGTTGAAGGTTATCTTAATGCACGTTTAGGAAGAGATAGGTTTGGCGTAGAACTAACTACTGGACAGATTCCAACAGGTGGCGGATACTTGTTCAAGTTAGGTGATACAATGGATGGCACACTTAACATGGGCCTTAACAAACTTACTGGTCTTGCTGCACCTGATCCAGCACAAGGTAGTGATGCTGTTAACATACAATACTTTGAAGATAACACAGACGAGATTAATGATATCGGCGATGTCACTGTCACTGGCACAGGTACAGGAATACGAGGAGACTTGTTAGTATTCACAGGAACAGATCAAGATAGTGAAAACTGTAATGTAATTGGCGACATACAGATTACATACGATCCGTTAGCACCTAATCAAATTGAAATAGGGTTCAGTCCTGGTAGTATTGATAATAATGATATTAGTGCATCAGCAGCAATAGCGCAAAGCAAGTTGAACATGAATGCAGCAACTACTAGAGCAAACGCTAGTGGTATTACACAAGCTGATTTAGGACTTGCAAGTTTTGATAGTAGTAGCTTTACTGCTACAAACGGTTGGATTGAAATAACAGCCGGCGGTATTGCTAATGCTAAACTAGCAAACGACGGTATTACAATTGGTAGCACTGATGTTTCCTTAGGTGATACTATTACAGCACTAACAGGAATTACTACAATTAACCATACTGGTAATATTACAGGACCAGCAAACAGCGGCGCAGACAATGGCGTAAGCATTGGTAGTAATTCTAATAGGTACAACACAGTTTGGGCTACATCCTTTAATGGTACTGCTACAGAAGCACTTTATGCTGACCTTGCAGAGAACTATTTAGGAGATGCAGACTACGAGCCAGGAACAGTTCTAGTATTTGGTGGTGATGCAGAAGTCACAGTATGTACAGCAAAAGGTCAAACAAGTGCAGCAGGTGTAGTGACAACAAATCCAGCACACTTGATGAACAGTGCGCTACAAGGAGATCATGTAGTAGGATTAGCATTGCAAGGTAGAGTGCCTTGTAAAGTTATTGGCAAGGTTGCTAAAGGTGACATGCTTGTCACAAGTGCTGTACCAGGTTATGCTATTGTTAATAATGCGCCGGGCATCGGACAAGTTATTGGTAAAGCAGTTGGAACCAAAGACAGCGACGAACGTGGCATGGTTGAAGTAGTAGTAGGGAGAGTATAATGGCTAAGCAAGTAATCAACGTAGGAACAACAGCAAACAGCGGAGGGGGCGATCCCCTTCGCAATGCTATGGTTAAAATTAATGAAAATTTTACTGAAGTATATGCAGCAGATGCAACTTTTATTAGTTTAGCAACACTTAAAACAGAAGTAGCAGCAGCAACAGACTTTGCAGACTTCCAAGCACGAATAGCAGCATTATAATTAATGCGATAAATACGTATAACAATACAAGGACACGAGAATGGCAAACAGATTTCCACTAGTAGTAGACACAGATGATGCAAATAAGATCAAAGAAATACCGGTAGGTGATACACTTGATCTTGCAAACAGTGGTATTGCTAATCTTACTGAATTAAGTGTTGCAGGTTCATTAAGTAGTGCAACTTTAACTACTTCAGGATTGGCAACATTAGCTAGTCTACAAGTTGCAGGTGCAACTACATTAGGTGTCACTGATGTAGGAACTATTAATGCTACAAACATAAACTTAGGTGGTGAAGCATTTACTGGTGTGCCTATTCAATCAGATTGGACTGAAACAGATAACACTAGTCTAGCATTTATACAAAATAAACCAATAATTAGTAATACAGTAGATAGTATTAATGATATCGGCGATGTCGATACTGCCGCTGCAATAAATGGTTATTATTTAGAATACAACGGATTTGAATGGAAGGCAGTTCCAAATTCCGGCGGTGATACAGAATCTATACAAGATGCTATTTTTAGTGAAACAATAGCAGGCAGTCTTTCAATTGATGTAAATCCTCCAAGTGGTAGAGGTAGTTTAGACCTTGGCAAAACAAAGGGAGATGCCGGCTATGGCGAAATAAGTTATACGCCACCTAATGCACTTATTAAAGGACAGCAGGATGTAATCAGTGAACTAATAAATGATAGTGCCTATGTAAATGCAGCGTTCCTTACAGCAATTGACAGTGTCACAGGTAAGTATCTCAAAGGTTCGGATGTAATTGGATTTGGAAGAATCACTTCAACAGTTAATACAGGATCAGGACAGGCCGAACTTACATTTGACGAAACAGGATTAATAACCGAAGAAACTGATACCTTAGAAACAGTGACAGGAAGAGGTGCAAGTAGTAGTATAGCAATAGAAGCAGATGCATTTAATCAAGCACCTACAAGTACAAACACAAATACACTAAAAGATGTTAGTATAGAAACATTAGATATTTTAACAGGTATTACTGGTACAAACAGTACTATTGCTCTTACAAATGGTAATATTACTACAGGAGGTAATATACAAGCACAAGATATTACTGCAACACAAAACCTTAGTGCTGGATTTATTGTTGGTGCAGTAAACATTAGCAACACTACAGGTGATATGGAATTAACTGTACCCACTGGTAGTAGAATTGATATTACAGCAGGTAGACTTAGATTAGGATCAACTACAGGCGTACCAGCCAATCCAGAAATTGGAGAAATTATATTTGACGGAAGTACATTCTTTGCCTATGTTAATGACACAGACGGTGCAGGAACAGCTGGCGCAGTTGGATTTCCTAGTGTAAATAACCCATTTGGTTTACAATTACCACAAGTAGAAACAGGAGACGAGCCACTTCCTGCGGTTGAGGGTATGATGATATATAATCTTACAGATGATGAAGTACAAGTATATAAACCAACTGGGTGGACGTCAATAGGATAAGTTTCTGATAAATATATAAAACGGAGACTAGCATGGCAATTCAAACAATAAATGTAGGCGTTTTAGCGAACGACGGAACAGGCGACGATTTACGTGAAGCCTTTATTAAAGCTAATCAGAACTTTGATGATTTAGATTTACGTGTCGCTGGATTTACAGAAATTACAGCAAGCAACATAGGTAGCTCGGGTTATAGTGTTTTTGCTGAAAAAGTTGCAAACGATTTCCAATTTAGAAAACTATCTCCTGATCCTTTATTTGCAGAAACAATGAACATCAGAGTAAGCGATGATGGAACTACAATATATCTTAGTACACCGCAGAGTCAAAGCCGATTCACAGATGGAGTAGCAACTATTACAACACCTGTAGAACAACCAATATTTGTGACAGGTGAAGAGGGTGCTGTTGTAAGCGTAAATTCAGTAGGACCTGAAATTAGAGTTAGAGGTGTAATTTCCGGAGAAACAGCGCCACAACTTAGTGCAACATTAAATGCTGACAATAACGAAATAACAAATGTTGCGGCAATAAATGGCATTACAGCAAATCAACTTGCAGGTGTATTTACTTTTGATTTTGGCGATATTGATAATGATGCAACTAGTATTATTGATTTTATTATTAAAACATTAGATGTAGACTTTGGAAGCGATAGTGGCTTGTTTGCCGATGTCGGACCAAGTGTTGATTTTGGTTCTGCAGGAAGTGATAATTTTGCGGAAGGTGCATAAATGGCTTTACCTATTTGGACTAAACTTAACGGTGACTTAGCGAACGTCGAAGAACGTGTAGTCACAACAATACCTATTCCATTAGAATCTACAGATGGTATTACCTTAACTATATTATCTGGAGAAGTTCCTCCGGGATTGAGAATAGAAGATTATGCATTTGTAGGTACTCCTTTTGAAGTAGGCAAAACAACTGAATTTGAATTTGTAATTAGAGCTAGTAATGATACTGGTATTGCTGATAGAACCTTTACTATTACAGTAAACGGCGAAGACGCTCCTGTTTGGCAGACAGCTCCGGGTCCACTACCTTTAAAGAAAAGTTTTAGAAATCAATATTGGGTAGACACATTAAATACAGAATTTGGATTTAAACGTTCGGTAGATAGTACATGGATTGATCAAGATGTCACAATTTATGAAAACATACCTAGTAGAGAAACTGGTGCAAGTGGCGACTGGGCGTTTGTGACTTCTTTACAACAGGTTTGGTACAAAATAAATACCAGATGGTATAGAGCTAATGAAACACAATTACAAGGAGTATTTGGAGCAGGCTTTACTTTCAGTATTACAAATACTACTCCTAACCCTAACATTGATATTTTTTGGTTTAACACCAACAAAGATAACAATGGATTGGATTTAAGTTTAAAAAAATACAATGACGATACACAAGTATGGGCTTCGCAGAATTACACTGTAAGTAAGACTTCACCTATATCACCATTTGATGAACAAGTTTGGGTGCAAATTTTTGATGATACATTTGACTTTATTATTAAAAGTTATAATGCTATTGAACGTACATGGGAAATTATTAACACATTAGTATATGGACCTACTCCTCCAGATAGACTCAACACTGCATTTTTTGTTTTAGACAGTGCTCCAGTAGACTTCCAATTGCAAGCAATTGATAGTGATTTACGAGCCGGCGAAGTGTTAAATTATTTTATTGCACAGGATGACGGAGAACTTCCTCCAGGGTTAACACTTAGTACAGATGGTAATATTAGTGGATTTGTTGATCCAATTTTAGGACTTGACTTAGATCAAGAAGCAGGATACGATGTTGATCCTTTTGATTCGGGTCCTAGTGATTTATTTGTAGTAGACGATAACGGATTTGATAGTTATTTTTATGACACTACATTTTATGGATTTGCAGAACGAACTAGATTACCAAAAAAATTAAACAGAAATTATACCTTTACAGTCACAGTCCAAGACGATACTAGTTTTAGTAAACGTGAGTTTAGTATTTACGTTGTTGGAGATGACTTTTTACGTTCTGATAACACAATAATGAAAGCAGCTACAGGATTATTTACAGCAGATAATACTTTCCTTAGAAATCCAATCTGGCTAACTCCTGGCAATCTAGGTGTAAAACGTGCAAATAATTATACTACATTATATCTAGATGTATACGATCCAAATGCATTGCTTGGAGAAATAAGTTATAACTTACAACCATTCAACGACGACGGTACTGAAAGTCTACTACCAGACGGATTAGTATTAGACGGACTGACAGGAGAATTGGCAGGTACTATTCCATATCAACCAGCAGTATCAAAAGAATATAGATTTACTGTTGAAGCACTAAGACAATTTATTGATACAAACGATGTAGAAGAAATCAACACAAGTGTTTACGAAGATACAATTAGTGGAAAAACACAACTTAAAATCCGTAAGATAAGTCAAAATATTACCGACGGTATAACTGACTTAGATAAACTTATATCACAAGAAATACAAATTGACAATTTGGGTTATGTAATTGAGTCTGTTAATTCAGATAATGAAGATTACGATATCTTAAATCTTGCACGTGAACTAGAACCGTCTTACAAATATAAAAGATTACGCACAGCATTTTCTAATGACGTAGGGCAAAATTACATCTATATTGTTGACTCATTGGATGGCCGAGAAGCAGCATGGAAAAACCGTAGTTTAAATTACAGCGACAGTGAACAATACCTATTGCAAGACAGTCCTACTGAAATTATTCCAGGAAGTACAACAGCAAAAATATGGCATAAGATGGTACGCTACACTATAACAGCAGCAGATAGTGCAGGAGATTTAGAATTTAATTTTAGTGCTATAGGATTAAACGATCCTGGTGACGAAGATTTAGGTAGTGCGTTAGAATCATGGCTACAAACGCAAGGAATTGACACAACTAATTTGTTCAAGTTAGTTAGATTAGAAGATAAACAAATAATATTTGATATACCAAGAAATGCAGTTATAGAATCTGTTATATTGAATCAAAATTTATTTGTCACAGACGATAGTGTTTTAGACAATGTAGAAATTAATAGAAGTTTACAATTTTTTAAAGTGTTTACTGATACACCATTACAAAGAAGTTTCTCGTTAAGTAATGTATTAAATAGCTTGTCTGGTGTCCAGCTCACACTAGGTGTTGCAGCACAAACATTGATAAAGAAGAAATTAAATGTAATTCAAAACGAAGCTGTAAGCACAATTAAAACATTTACACTAAATGTTATAGGTGAAGTAGAAAGTACTATTAATTGGATAACTGATGGCAACCTAGGCACACTGCCTGCTAACCGTCCTAGTTATGTAAAACTAGAAGCAACGACTACACTTGTGGGTGCAAATTTACGTTATGATTTTATAGATGGCAAATTACCAAACGGTTTAGAACTTAAAGCAGATGGCGAGATAACTGGTAAGCCTAACCAATTTCCAGACAGTAATGGATTGGGATTAACTGCACTTGATACACGAACCACAACATTCGACGGCGGAACAACTACATTAGATAGAGTGTATACGTTTAGAGTATTAGCAAGAGACAGATTTGGCTATAGTGCAGAAATAAAAGAATTCACAGTACGTATAACCGATACTGATGATAAAGTATACAGCAATGTGTTTATGAAACCATTTTTAAAACAAACACAAAAAACTGCATTCCTTAACTTTATAAATGATTATGATATTTTTAAACCTGAGTTTATATACAGACCGTATGACGAAAACTTTGGTGTACAAAAAGATCTAAGAACACTTGTATACGCAGGCATTGAAGCAAAAAGTATTAGAAACTTTGCGAGCAGTATTGCATTAAATCATGTGAGGAAAAACTTCTTCTTAGGAAATGTAAAAAGTGCTATTGCAAAAGTGCCAGGAACAAATGAAGTACTCTATGAAGTTGTATATGTAGAAATTTTAGATCCAGCACAGCCAAAAGTAGGAAACACAGCATTAAATGTAAGTACAAGAACTGCTACAAAACTATCAGTGAATGATGTTAAAATAGAAATCAAAGATGATACCACTGCATCAGAGGAAGGCGCAGAGTTATATAGTATAACAATGCGAGAAGGCGATCCTATAAGATTTGGCGCATTTGGAAATACTTTTGAAATTGTAGGTAGAGATGCAGTCTATGAAATTTTAGCAGCTGGCATTATTCCAATTACACTACAAACAGGAATAGTTGTTGCATTTAGACCAAGTGCTTCTACAAGTGCCAACAGCGGCGATTCGTTTAGATTTAGACCTAAAACAAATGTACTTACTGTAGACACTACAGGTGTACAAGCAAGTCAAAATCAAAATGTCAAACGTTGGATTAGCAACATTGGAAATATGCGAAAACGTATTAACGATATTGGAGCCAATGACAGAGAATTTTTACCGTTGTGGATGCGTAGTTCGCAGGAAGAGTTTGGCAACGAATTAGACTATGTGACAGCTATGCCACTGTGCTATGTAAAGCCAGGAACCGCAGAAACTGTAATAGAAAATATCATAAACAGTGCGTTTGACTTTAAGCAATTACAATACGATATTGATCGATATATTGTAGACAGAACAGAAGAATTAGATCAAGAACAATTCATAGTTTTTGGTAATTACAAATTAAACGTATAAATAATATACACTAGAGAGGAATTATAATGGCAAGCAACATTGTACCAGATACTATTGATGATGCATATCCGGTCGCAGGACAGGATAACGACTCGCAGGGTTTTAGAGATAACTTCAATACTATAAAAACAAACTTTACATATTCAAAACAAGAAATTGAGAATTTGCAAGATAATACTGCAAAAACAAATGAAGAAAATAATTTCTTTGAAAATGACTTGTTAAGATACAATAGTCGTCAGCAAACTCATGAACATGCAATTGTATCTGCATCTGTGACACAAGAACTTAGTTTTGAAAATGCACATCATTTTGAAGTCACACTACCAAACGATACAACTCTTACTCTAGTAGGTTGGCCAACAAATAATCAATATGCAGAAATGATAATGCAAATTTTCCACGACAGCGGATCGCCACGTGCAGTAGGATTTGCAGCCGAGTACAGTACAGGAATACCGAGTACATTACGTGTAGAAGATACTACAGAGTTTGGCGGTAGTGCAGCTATTGCAACTGATGCTGTAAATAATAAATGTCAACTAATTAAAGCATTTAGTTATGATAACGGTATTACAGTTTATCTACAACACATGGGAACATTTGTAGCAGCAGCATGATTCATCCTCACGAAAATAATATGAAAGATTATACAGATACAATGCTTGAGCAAAAATTGCTGAAGTTAAATCAAATGTATTTTATGACTGATAATCAAGATATGCGTCAACAAATGATATTACTCATCGATGGCTATAAATTAGAAATAGAGTCTCGTAGAGCAGCAGCTAGATTAAAACAAGAACAAGAACAACAAGATAATTCACTTGACGATTTAATCAATGTAAGTTAAAATAAGTGTATGCTTATGAAAACAGACGAACTCGGTATCCCACGGTTTACAAACAAAGACTTAATTGACATGATCTATACAGGTCATGTTGACAAGTGTCATGTAGTTCTGTGTGAGCAATCAGATGATGTAGACAAGTTCAATGCCGCTATGGAAGAGCAAGGCTTTGACAAACTACAAAAGTATATTCCACTAGATGTAGATCAAAAGACTTTTGACGGTGTGTGTCAAGGTGAATGGTTTATGCCCAATGAATATAAGTCAATTAGTGTTGAACACTGGATATTTGCTAAACTACAAGAACATTTACAAGACTCAAACCCTACTATTGTAGAAAACACGAAAGAATGGGGTAGATGTCTTGATGAACTAGTTGCATTTGTAGATAGAGATATGATTAATCTTTTGAGATATATGATCTATCTCGTAGACTTTATGCGTGAGAATAATATTGTATGGGGTGTAGGACGTGGATCAAGTGTAGCAAGTTATGTGCTGTATTTGATAGGCGTGCATAGAATTGATAGTATTAAATACAATTTAGACTGGCGTGAATTCTTGAGATGAATATTTACTTGGTTCAAGCAAGTGATAATCATGGGCCCAATAAGTTTTTGCCACTGGCAATAGGCTATCAATGGTGCTATGGTAAAAACAACGACTGGACACTCAAAGACGTTCTTATAGAAAAAATAGAGCCCAAAGATTATGTAGCAACCATGCAGCAACCTGAACTAGTTGCTATGAGCAGTTATGTATGGAACTGGGAATACAATAGAGAACTTGCTAAACAAATTAAACGTAAGTTTAGACAATGTAAGATTATTACAGGCGGCCCGCAGATAAACAAATACGACCCAGACTTCTTTGACAAGCATCCTATGTTTGATGCGTTTATACACGGCGAAGGTGAAGAAGCATTTAAAAGCATATTAGCAGGTGATGACTGGACAACTATTCCAAACGTACAAACACTGTATCATATGCCTGAGCCGGCAGTGCGTAGAAAAAACATCAACAATATACCTTCACCTATATTGGAAGGATTCTACGAACCTATTATGGCAAAGTATCCTGCAGATACAATGTTTCAAGTCACTTGGGAAAGTTTGCGTGGCTGTCCTTATCATTGTAGTTTTTGTGACATAGGCGAAAGTTATTGGAACAAACTTACACTGTTTGACATGGAACGTTGCCGTGCAGAAATTGAATGGATGGGCAAGAATCGTATTGAGTATGTAAGTGTGTGCGACAGCAACTGGGGCATGTTAGATAGAGATCTTGAATTAACCGAACATGTTATCGCAACAAAGAAAAAATATGGCTATCCAATGTGGTGGGATGCAACATGGAGCAAAAACAATCTAGATAAAAACTATGCTATTGCTAAAGCAGCACACGACAGTGGTGAAAATGTATTTAAAGGCATTACAGTTGCACTACAAAGTTTCAATAAAAACACACTAGATATAGTTGAACGTTTTAACTTAGATTTTGATACACTAAAAACATACTTCGACAAATATCAAGAAGACGGTATTCCTACATACAGCGAATTGATTTGGCCATTACCCGGAGAAACATTTGACAGTTTAAAATCTGGCGTGCAACAACTTATTGATGCAGGACAGGATAACTATCTAATGATACATCCGCTGGTTGTGACAGACAACTCTCCAATGGGCAACAAAACATATCAACAGCAGCACGGATTAGATGTGCGTAAGATTGCACTAGATACAGTGTATTTAGGTGCTGACGAAAAGTATATTACAGAATACACAGACGTTGTGTATGCTACTGCAACAGCAGATCACGAAACTGTAATACAAGGACATTTGTACAGTTGGCTTGTAATATTAATGTACTACTACGGTTGGGGACATTATCTAGCAAAGTACATAAAAAATACACAAGGTGTAAACGAAACAGATTTATATCTACGTTTGTTTGAATGGATTAAGTCTAACAAGCATACATTTTTGTACAAAGAATATGCCGCAACTAAAAAGTGTTTTGAAGATGTATATGCAAAACGTGCGCTATGGGGCAGACAAGTATTAGGCGACGATGATATATTTTGGGAATACAAAGGTGCTAGTAGTATTAATATACACGAAAACAGATTTGACTTCCAAAGAGAAATGGAATGGTTTCTAAGTGAGAATTTTGCAGGTATAAATACTCGTGCGATTATGATGTGTAATTTATTAATGTGTAGAGATAGGGATATGGATTATCCTTTTGACATAAGAGTCGATAGAAAAGTTGCACAAGCAATGTATGGTATTAATGTTGATCGTGTAACTGTTGATCATCATGATAAAGGAAATACAGAAAATTATTTTAACACAGCATATCATTATCAGCGCAAAAACGGCTATTGGCGATGTTCAATATCCGAATTTTGGACTTGACAGATATCATAAGTAGTTGTAATATAAGTAAGGAGAAATAAATGCCAATGAAAAATAAGGGTCGTAAGACTTATAGAAGTATGCAAGGCAAAGTAGTTGACCTTGATTTATTGATTAAGCGCAACGAGCT